TGTTCCTTGGCGTGGCGGCGTGGTCATTCCAGCATAACACCGAACTCAGGAATGCGATGATCACCAAGATCATCGAGTCGTGCCTGACGCGGAAGGAACCGAACTGATGGCAAAGGGTGTCAGCGAGGAAGTCATTGAGTTCCTGAAAAAGCAGGAAGACTTCGACGACGGCAAACCCTGGGGCCACATCACCGACGACGGCGTGTGGCACCCGCTGCCGAAGACCCCGCTGCTGCTCGCTGAGATGGGGCCGCCACCGTTTCGGGTAAAACTACCGACCGGCGAGTATCGCCACGTGGTGCATAAACCTGCCTGATTTTGGGGTGGCCGATGCAAGAGAAAGCCATCGTCTATGGCGTCGTTGCGTGGCTGGCGTGCTGGTTGGTTGATCTGATCATCATCGTCGCGCGTGGCCCGGTGCTGATCGACCCGATCCTGAAGCTCATCATCGTGCTGGTATGCCTCGCGATCATCCTGCTCGGGTTGTCGCGCCACGGCTATCTGTATTCCACCTGACCACACTCGACGACTGGCGCCGGGTTCTTAATGGAGGGCCGATCATGTCGCCCTTGATGCTGATCCTGATCGTGTTGGTGATCCTACTGTTGTTCGGCGGCGGCTACGGCTATCGCTCGGGCTGGCACAGCAGTCCCTATTACGGCCCCGGCTTCGGCATCGTCGGCATCATCATCGTGGTGCTGCTGGTGCTGTTGCTGATGGGCCGCCTGTAGCGTGAAGCCCTGGTGCCTTGTAGCCCGCATGGGCGGCATCGGCGACAATCTCATGGCGTCCTCGGTGCTGCCGCTGCTCGCCGAAAAATACCACGTCGAAATGATGGCGCAGTCGCCGCAGCACGTTACGTTTTTAAACCATCCAAGCATCAGCAAACTCACCGTGCGCGAGCCGGGCGATCTGCCGCAGGGCGATCAGTGGCAGGCGTGGTTCGCGCATCGCGGCCGCGAATACGAACGCTGGATCAACCTCTCGCATAGCTGCGAAACCTCGCTCGCGCTGTTACCCGGACAAACCGCGTTCTACTGGCCGGCGTCGTGGCGGCGGGCGCATTGCGGCATCAACTATCTGGAGTTCATCCACGACATCGCCGAGGTGCGTCATGACTTCGCGCCGCGCTTCTATCCGACACCAGCCGAGACCGACCACGCCAAACGCACGCTGGACACGATACGCAGTGCTGGCGGCGTTCGTCATGTTGTCGGTATCAGCCTGTCCGGCTCGCGCCTCGACAAAATCTGGCCCTACATGCCCATGCTCATCGTCAAACTCATCCGCGAGTTGCGCGTTGCCGTGGTGATGTTCGGATCGGAGACCGAAAGCAAGATCGCCGAGCACGTGCAGGATTTCGTGGCCGAATACAACGGTAGCTACGGTGGTATGCACGCGGCGATCTCGCCCGATAAGGACAAGCCGTCGTGGCCGATCCGGCGCTCACTCGCGACGCTGCAACAATGCGATCTGGTGATCGGTCCCGACACCGGCCTGATGTGGGGGGTCGCGATGGAAGCGATGCCCAAGATCATGCTGCTTTCCCACGCCAGCCCGGAGAACATCACCAAGCACTGGATCAACACACGGACGATGCACGCCGATCGGGTGCGCGTCGATTGCTGGCCGTGCCACCAACTGCACGACACCGTGGCCACCTGCCGCAAGGCGGCGAACGCCGAGGCGGCCGCGTGCATCGCGGACATCACCCACGAAGCAGTGTTTCACGCGGCGAGGGCCGCTTTGAAAGGAGAGGATCATGGCGGGCATCTCGGCGTATCTGCAAAAGGCGATGCTGGACTGGAGCCTAGACGCGGTGGCGGCGACGCGCCCGACGTCATGGAGCGTTGGACTGAGCTTGGGGGTGCCCTCATCGATCTCCGGGTCTGAACTCCCGACCGGCTCCGGCATGACGCGCCAGACGCTGCAAATGGCGGCGGCGGCGTCACCCGCCGGTTCGTGCTCCAACACCAACGCGATGACGTTCGGTCCGATCCTTTCATCGGCAACCATCTCCGGCTTGCAGGTGTGGGACACGGTGGCGGCGTCGGGTGGCAACATGCTGTGGTATGGCACGCTGACCACGGCGCGCGCGCTCAATGCGGGTGACTCGCTGGTGTTCAGCGCAGGCGCCTTGATTATCACCCTGGCATAACCCACACGGGACGGTCGCTGACATGGCGATCGTCAATGCCACTGCGCGTATCGATGGCACGGGTGGTCAATCCAACTACATTCGCAACCCGCGCATGGAGGGCGCGGTTGTCGGGATACTCGGCTCAGGTGGCGCACTGCCCACTGGCTGGGTAATGGGCCTTGTCGGTGGCCCCAGCGGTGTCACCGAGGTGATTGGGACCGGCGTCGATGTCACGACCGGACTGACTTACATTGACATTCGGGTAAGCGGTTCGACCACGGCTGGCACCAACAACGTCCGCTTCATGGCATCAAACCTTGTCCCCACCATTGCCGGGGATCAGTGGTCACTGTCGATGTATCTGGCGGTGGTCGCTGGCGCGATTCCCAGCACGACCCAGCCGTTCCTCTATGACGCCGATGCTAACGGCACACTGATCTCTGACGGCGGTGTCGGACATCAGAACGTCACCCTGACCTCGACGCTGCAACGGTTCACCGCTGGGCCATGCACCGTTGCCAGTGCGAATGCCCGTTTTGCGTTTCCGATGTTCCAGTATTCCTACCCGACCGGCACGGTGGATTTCACGATCCGTTTTGCGGGCATTCAACTGGAGCTTGAGACAGCCCCGACACCGATCATGCTGCCGCCCGTGGGTTCACCCGGCGTCTCTAATCGCGCCGTGCTGGCGCAACCCACGACATGGCTCGCGGCATGGAAAGTCGGCGCGGCGCTCATCGCTGGGCGTGGTGGCCCGACCAACTATATCCGCAACCCGCGCGCGGAAGGCGCGGTGGTTGGTGTCATCGGTTCGGGCGGCGCGCTCCCGAGCACGGGCTGGGGGTTTGTCAGCGACACCTCGGGACTGACCAAGACCATCATCGGCACCGGCACCGACGGTGCGACCGGGCTGCCCTATATCGATATCCAGTATTCCGGCACCACGGCGGTTGGTGCGACGTTTCTGATCCTGGGGTTCGACAACGGCAACGCGCCCAGCGCGCCGTTCGATCAATGGTCCCAGGCGGTCTCTGTCGCGTTGGTCGGTGGCAGTCTCGCCAACATCACCAGCACCTACTTCCAGATAGGATGGGTGGGTGGCGGGTCTGCGGCAAGCGTCAATTTTGGACCGTCACTGACCGGAGCGCTGCAACGGTTTTTCCTCACCGGGGCATCACTGGTCAACTCGACCGCCGCGCAGTCCAGGTTCAACATCCAATTCGCGACGACAGGCGTTGCGATCAATGTCACGTTCCGTATTGCCGCCCCGCAATTAGAACGCGCAGCGTCAAACTCGCCTGTCATCCTACCACCGGTCGGCGCACCCGCTACGACCAACGCACCGCTGGTTGCGACGCCGATGTCGTATCCGGCGACCACCAAGCTGGCCTATGCGCAGATCAACGGCGTCGGCAATCAGGTCAACCTGATCCGCAATCCGCTGATGCTGGGTGGCGTCACCGGTTCACCCGGCACGCAGCCCACTTACTGGTCAACCGCGCCGCCGGCCGGGGTGACGCGATCAAGCTGCAACTACGGCGTCGATGCCACCACCGGGCTGCCCTATGTCGAGTTCCGCTTCACCGGCACAGCGACCACTGGCGGCGGCAACAGCGGCGGCAATATCCGCTGGGATAATTCGGTTGGTATCAACTGCAACCCGGGCGATACGTTCTCGCAATCGATCTATGCGGCGATCACGGCCGGTGATCTGACCAACGTCGTCAACTTTACGCTCGGGCTGTATACCACCGACGCGACCGGCACCATCGTCACCGCGCCCAGCTACACCACCAATCCGCTCGCGATCAACGACGTGATGCAGCGGTTCGCGGTGCCGCCCTTCACGCTCACTGGGACAACGACCATCCGCCACGTCTGGCCGACGGTTCAGATGCTGGTGACCACCGGCCAGCCGGTGGATTACACGCTGCGGCTGTCGGCGCCGCAGGTGGAGTTCGCCGGACTGGTCACCGACGTGTCGATGCCGCCGGACGGCACGATGGGGCCAACCGATCGCGTCCTGACGCCCGCGATGGTCTACGCGCTGCAAGCCCGCGCGCAACTCGACGGGCGCGGCGGGCAGGTCAATCTGGTGCGCAACCCGCGCGGCGAGGGCGCCATCCCTGGCACCCCCGGCACGGCGCCCACCTATTGGACCGCGACCTTGGTCGGCGGCCTGTCGCGGCAGATCGTCGGCACCGGCACCGATGTTGCGACCGGGCTGAACTACGTTGACTTCCGCTACTTCGGCACCGCCACCACAAACTCCAACAACATCCGGCTTGAACTCAACAACGGTATTGTCGCCAGCCCGGGCGATACGTGGTCCACCTCGATCTATGCCGCGCTGGTCGGTGGCTCGACCAACGGCGGGCAGGTGACGTTCCAGTATGGCCTCTATGTCAACGATATTAACGGCGGGATTATCACGGCGCCGGTTCCCTGGATACCGGTCACCCTCACCGGAACATTGCAGCGGTTCTTCGATTACGCCGATGTCATAACGAACGATCCGGCGACCGGCTTCGTCTGGCCGGTGTTCGCGTTCGTCTATCCACCCGGCTCGGTGGTCGATTTCACTGTCCGCCTCGCGGGCGCGCAGGTCGAATACGGCTCCAACGTCACCGATCTGTTGCTGCCACCACCCGGCACGCCACGGGTCACCGATCGCGTCATCACGCCGGACAGCACCGTGGTCTCCGTGATCATCGGTGGTCAGGGCGGCATGACCAACTGGATCGACAATCCGAACGCCGAGGGCGCGGTGGTCGGCACCCCGGGCACGCCGCCCACCAACTGGTCATGGAGCACGACGCTTGGCATCGCGACGCAGGTCGTCGCGACCGGTAATGCCGATCCTGATCGCGGGTTGCCCTACATCGACATCCGGCTGTCCGGCACGCCCACCGCGACGGGCGGAATTTATCTCAGACTTGCCACCACAACATCAATTCCCGGTCTCTCAGGTGATGGCTGGTCGCAATCTGTCCATGCGGCGCTGGTTGGTGGTTCCACCGTCAATCTGTTGAGTGTCGGTCAGGTCGTTTTATACCTCACCACGGCCGGCACTCTTGTTACCAACACGGGTTCAACGCAATTCACGCCGACCGCGACGTTGCAGCGGTTCTCGATCAGCAACCGCGTGACCCCGGTCGGCGCCACGATCCGCCGCGTATGTCCGGTGCTGTGGTTCCAACTTACCATCGGCAACGCGATCGATCTCACGTTGCGGATCGCCGCGCCGCAGTTCGAAAGCAACCCGGTTGTCACGCCGCCGATCCTGCCGCCGCTCGGTTCGCCTGGAGTAACGACGCGCGCGTTGCTGGCGCAACCCACCACGCTGGTCGCGGCGCAGGCGCGCATCGATGGCATCGGTGGTTTTACGAATTGGATGACCAATCCGAACGGCATCGGTGGCGTCGTCGGCACCAGCACGCTGCCGACCAACTGGTCGGCGGGCAACACGGCAGCCAGTTGGACCGTGGTCGGCACCGGCACCGTCGTCACCGATGACGACGCCAAGACGCTGAACTACGTCGACATCCGCTTCAACGCGACGCCAACGTCGAGCGGTAATACCCTTCGGCTCGATCTCACCACGGCGATCCCGACCCAGCCCAGCGCGATCTGGTCGATGTCGATGTATGTGGCGCTGGTCGGTGGCTCGCTTGCCGCCGGCAACGTGGCGATGGGGCAGATACTCTACGCCATCAGTGCGACCGGGGTTAATCTCGCCGGCACCGGGCAGATCAACTTCACACCCACCGCGTCGCTGCAACGGTTCTTCTTGGCCAATCGAACGATGCCGACCGCGTATCCGGATACGCGGTATGTCTGGCCGGTCATTGCGTTCGGCTACACCCAGGGTGCGGCGGTCGATTTCACCCTGCGCATCGCCGGCATTCAGTTGGAAGCCGGTTCGGTGTGCACCCCGGTGGCTGTGCCGAGCGCGGCGAATTTCGGCCCATTTACACGCGGCTTGCTGGCGATGCCGACGGTGGCGAATTTCGCCCAGATCAACGGCGTCGGCACGCTGCGCGCGGCGGCGGCGAAAATCACCACCGCGCAAGGGCAGATCGGTGGCGCCGGCAATGTGCGGGCGACCGCCGTGGTGCGGGCTGGCGCGCAAGCCGAGATCGACGGCGAAGGCTTCGTCTCCGCGACCGGTGGCGGCCTGCAATTCGCCCGCGCCGTCATCAATGGCGGCGAAGGCAACCGGCTCAACGCGAGAGGAACGCCAGGGCCACAAACGCCCAATACGTGCGTCGTCTCGACCGACATTCCGTCGCCATTTGGCGACAATTCGCTGGTGTTCAAACACACCGCGTTCAACAGCACCAACGCCACCAACTGCGGCGCGCTGGGCAACACCACCGGACCACTGAACATCCCCTACACGATCAACGTGTGGGTGTGGCTGCCGGCCGGCTGGGCGGGCAGCGAACTGCATTTCCCCGTCGAGGGGCTTGCTTATCCAAACCTCAGTTATCCCTTTACGCCGGATCAATACGCCGATCTCACGCTGACCAATCAGTGGCAACTGGTTTCGTATCAGTTGCCGACATCACCGGTCGGCGCCGGCACGTTCAGCATGGTCTGCCGCCCGGTCGATCCGACCGCGACATCGTTTTACACCTCGCTCTGGGCAGCGGTGCCTGACACGCTGGCGGCGGCGCCCACGCAAACCATGCGCGGTCTCGCCGAGATCGACGGCGAGGGCTTCGTGGTGCCCGCTCCGCTCGGCCGGGTGCCGACCAGCGCGCGGATCGCGGGGGTTGGTAGTTTCGCCGCGACGGTGTTCTCGACCCGCGCCGCGTCCGCCGAGATCGACGGCGTCGGCACGCCGCGCGCCAACGTCACACCGTTGCGCCCGGCGTCCGCCGAGATCGACGGCGCGGGCTTTATCACCGCGACGCCGTCGGCGTTCGCCACCCAGGCGCAGGCCCGCATCGCGGGCGTCGGGAGTGTCGCCGCTGACGGCCAGCCGATGCGCGCGGCCGCCGCGCGGATCAACGGTGTTGGTGGTGTGCGTGCCACGGTGTCATCGCGCTTTGTCGCCGCGTCCGCCGAGATCGATGGCCAAGGCGGCGGCAAGACCAACTACATCCGCAACCCGCGTCTGGAAGGCGCGGTCGTCGGTGTCGTCGGATCGGGTGGCTTGCGTCCGACCTTCTGGGTGGTTGGTGGCGATCCGATGGCGTGGGATGTTGTCAGCATCGGCGTCGAGGACGGGCTGTCCTACGTCGATATCCGCTGGCATGGTATATCAACGGCGACAGCAAATTCTTATATTCTGCCAGAAGGCGCTATCGGCCCCAATCAGCCGCAAAGCTTCCCCGGTCTTACCTCAACATCCTCGCTCTATTGCCGCTTGGTGGGAGGCGACCTCACCAACGTCAACCGGGTGCAGCTTTCTCAACAGGATCGCGCCAGCGACCAGACCTATATTAGTGGCAACGCTGTCCTGTTCACTTTACCCGGCGGCGTGACGCTCGGCACCCAAAGGTTCGCGGTGTCGTGGACCTCATCCGCGACCGGAGCTTTTATGGTTCCGGTCATTTACGCGTTCTTCAACGCAGGCTCGCTGGCGATCGATTTCACGTTGCGGATCGGTGGGCTGCAACAGGAATGGGGCGCACTCGCCACCCAGCTAATCCTGCCGCCAGCTGGCATATTCGGGCCGTGGATGCGCGGCATCGATGCCGGCGCGCGACTGCTGTTGCCCGCCGCTGGCGAGATCGACGGCGAGGGCTTCGTCACCACCTCGCCCGGTCGTTTGTTGCCTGCCCAGGCGCGGATCGCCGGTCTCGGTTCGCTACAGGTCGATGCGAGACCGGCACGCGCCGCGTCCGCCGAGATCGACGGCGAGGGCTTCGTTATCCCGGCGCTCACCACCCGGGCGCTGATCACGCTGGAGATCGACGGCGAGGGCTTCGTGCTCGCCACCGCAACGCCGCTGCGGCCGACCCAGGCCCGGATTGACGGCGTCGGCACAGTGCGTGCCATCGGTGGCGCCATCCTGCTCGCGGCGGCGCGGCTCAACGGCGTCGGCAGTTGCAACATCCTGCCTACCGGGGCGCAGCTTGCTCAGCTAGAGATCGACGGTCAGGGCAGTCTCAGGGCCAATGCGGTTCCTGCCCGGGGCGCCACGGCAGCGGTCGCGGGCATCGGCTCGGTGTCTGCGACCGCCACCGTGCGCGTTGCGGGTCTCGCCGAGATCGACGGCGAGGGGTTCATCACCGCGCCCGGCATGGGTCTGCGCCCGGCGCTCGGTCGGATCGACGGCCTCGGTTCGTTCGTCGCGTTGGCATCCGCGCGCGCGCGCGCGTCTGCCGAGATCGATGGCGAGGGGTTCCCCACCGGGGACGCCCAGCGGGTGGCGCAACTGCGCCAAGCGCTCGCCGAGATCGACGGCGTCGGCACCATTCGTGCAACGGCTGTTGCACAAATGCTGGGCGCCGCGCTGATCGCGGGCCTCGGTCAGGTCCGCGCCGACGGTCTGGCACAACATCCGTCCGGCTCACAGGTCATTCCCGGCGAGGGCTTCGTGCTCACCGTCGCCACGGCGGTGGTGCAGGCGGCCGCGCTGATCGCCGGCACAGGCGGCGTCACGGCGGTCTCCAGGGCGGCGCTCCCGGCCGGGGCTGGGATCGCCGGCACTGGCAGCCTCACGGCCGACAGCGTGCCCCGCAGGGCCGGCGTGGCCCGGATAACCGGTGATGCCGGCGTCGCTGCCACCGCCCAGCTTCTGTTGCCCGCCCAGGCCCGCATCGCGGGTCAGGGTTCGCTCACCGCCGATACGCTCGGCGAGGATGAAGGCGCTGCCCGGATCGACGGCCTCGGCGCGCTGCGCGCCGACGGTTTGGTGCAACGCCCGGCCAACGCCCGGATCGATGGTCTCGGGACGGTGCGTGCCGCCGCTGCGGTGCCCGCCCAGGCCGCTGCCGAGATCGACGGCGCCGGTAGCGTGCGCGCCGCCGTGCAGGGCGCCACGCCCGCCCAGGCGCGACTGGCGGGGGTTGGCAGCCTGCGCGTCGATGCCCTGGTGCAGCGGCCTGCCAGCGCCACCATTGCGGGCGTCGGGACGCTTGCGGCGCAGGCGATCCGGCTCGGCGCCATCGTGCCGGCCAGCGCGCGGATCGACGGCGTCGGCGCCGTGGCGGCAGCCGGCGGCGGCCTCAATCTCATCGCCGCGCGGATCGACGGCGTCGGCGCGGTGCTCGCCACCATCACGGCTAACCGCGAGGCGGCCGCCCGCATCAACGGCATAGGCGGCGTGCAGGCGGCGGCGCTGTATCTCGGGCAGACCCCGGCCGCCGGGCTGATCGCGGGACGCGGCGGGGTGTTCGTCGCCATGCCGGCGCTGCGCGCCCGGGTGCTGCGCGTCGCGCCGATCGGCGCGGTCGGGCATATCGCGGCGAGCGCCACCGTGATTGCCACCGCTGCGGCCCGTATCCGGGGCGTCGGCGGCGTCAGCCTAGCGGCGGTGGAATCGCATCCGGCGGCGGCGCGGATCGCTGGCACCGGTCGCGTGCGGATGACCGCACACCTCGCCTTCGCCGCCCGGGCAACGCTGCACGGCATCGGTCTGCTGCGCGCCAAGGTCAGCGCCGAAATCCATGCGGCCACCGCGCGGATCGCCGGCACCGGCAGCGTGCGCGCCGCGACCTCGGGCCATTTCACCGTGCCGGCGGCGGCGCGGATCGACGGGACAGGTGCACTCAGGGCCACCACGACGGCCCGGCGGGATGCCGCCGCGTTGCTGGCCGGCGAGGGCGACCTCGATACCCACGGCCGTCCGGCGCAGTTCGCCGAGGCGGCGATCGTGGGCACCGGGCGGGTTGCCGCCCATGCCTCGGTGGCGGCCCGCATGGCGGCCAGCCGGCTCAACGGCGTCGGTAGTGTGCGCGCCACGGGCGCCCGGGTGATCCCGGCAGGCGCGGTGATCTTCGGCCGGGGCTACATCGACGCCAACGGCACCCACGAGGTGCGCGACGGCGCCGCCATCGTCGGTGTCGGTAGAGTCCAGGCCAACGCCACCCAGGTGCATCAGACGCATCCGGCGGCGGCGGTAATCCACGGCACCGGCTCGCTCCGCGTCACCCGCGCCCGGCTGCATGCCGTAATAGCGGCTGTGCTTACCGGCATCGGCCGCGCTGTGGCTCGTGGGAGTATCCACGCGCCCGCCGATGCCCGGGTTGGCGGCAGAGGTTTGGTTAGGGCCGATGCCGTCAAGGCGCCGCGCGTGGCCGGTGCTATCCTCACCGGTCACGGCGGCGTTCATGCCAACGCCCAGGTGCGTCATTACGTGCACGCCTCGGCGCGCATCACCGGCAGCGGTCACCTCGCGGCGGCGGTCAGCGACGTGCTGCAAAGCGTCCATGCCTCGGCGCGTATCCACGGTCTCGGCGCAGTGCATGCCGACAGCGATGTGCATGAGGCGATCCATGCCGCCGCGCGGATCGATGGTCACGGGTTGCTGCGGCAGTTCCCGATCCCCGGGTGGTTCCACGCCAGCGCACGGGCGCGCATTGGCGGCCACGGTGCCGTGCATGCAATCGCCCATGTCGCTCACCCGGCCCGCGCGCGGATTATCGGGCTGGGTCGGGTGCGGGCGGCGCTGCATCGACTGGTGCTGGCCAGCGCCCATATTGCCGGCGTCGGGCAGGTCCGCGATCAGGTGGTGGTGCATACCCTGGTCTATGCCGAGGCACGGATCGATGGCGCCGGTAGACTCCGCACCGATCCGCATATCCCGCGCGAGCGGGTCGCGGCCCTCGGGGTCTATCTGCCACCGACGCCACGCGGTGCGGCGATCCCGCCGCAGACCGGCGGCGACGTGACGCTGCCGCCCACCCGACGGAGTGTCACGGTATGAGCTTCGATGCGTGCAGCGCGCCCAACTATAACCCGGTGCCGATCCCGCCGCTCCGCGCGGGCGAGACCGACGGGCGCTATATCGACGTTTCGACCGATCTCGGCGTGGTGGGTGACAGCATCCCCGACATCACCGCCGTGACCATCGCCATCGCGCGCGTCGACGACGAAGCGATGACATCCAGCGATCTCAAGCTGGCCGGTGCCAACTGGCCCAACTCGCTCGACGTGTCTGGTCTGCGCATCACGGTGGGCTTCACCGCGCCGCAAGGCTCGGCCGGCGTGCCCTACTGGGTGACCTTGATGGTGAACACCACCTATCAGGGCCGTCTATACATTCGTGACCTCACCATGACGGTCGCGCCAGTTCTGGGGTGAACCATGACCAGCGATCAAGAGCCGTTGTTGCAGTTCTTCGCCACCGCGCACCTGCGCGACGATCTCAAGTCGATCGTCGAGCCGTTCGCCAAGCTGGCCAACGATATGGTCGATCTGCTGCCGCGCAACCCGGAACGCACCGTGATGGTGCGCAAGCTGGTCGAGGCGAAGGACAACGCGGTCAGGGCGAAGCTTTGGCAATGATCTCGGCCATGCGCTGAATCGCGAGGTTCTCCCATGCCATTTGACGCCATCACGATGGCACTCGATCGCTCGGTGCGCAGCTACGACCGCGACGGTCACCTGCATGTCGCGGTCAGCCACATCACCAAGGCATGCGTGAACGGTTACCACGGCCGGGAAATACCGGGCTGGCAGCAACTCGGTCTCGATCCCTATCGCATGTATCAGTTGCTGCGCCATCCGGCGGAATTGCAGAAGGCAGCCGCCACTTTCAACAACCTGAAAATCCTCGACCAGCACATTCCGGTCACTGCACAGGACGAAAACCGCGAGCGGGTGATCGGCTCCACCGGCACCGACGCGACATGGCGCGCGCCCTACCTCGACAACTCGCTGGTGTTCTGGTCGAGCCACGCAATCGCGCTGATCGAGACCGGCCAGATGCGCGAACTGAGCAGCGCATATCGTTACACACCGGTGATGACCCCCGGCAACTACCTGGGTCAGCAATACGACGGCGTGATGACGGAGATCATCGGCAATCACGTGGCACTCGTGCAGGACGGGCGCGCCGGCAGCGACGTCGTGGTGATGGACAGCAAACCGAAGGAGATCATGATGCGCCTGTCGCCCTATGCGGCATTCATTGCCGGCTCGACCCACGCCTATCTCGCGCCGAAGATGGCGCAGGATCAGAAGCCGCCCGACCTCAAGAAAATCCTCGCCGGCACCACGGCGAAGAACTGGACCGAGAAGCGGCCCGAGATCGAGGCCGCGCTCACGCGTGCGCTCAAGGGCAAGATGGCGAACGACGCCGAGGTGCACATCCATGAGCATCTCGGCAGCGCAGGCGCGGCGGCCCCGACCGATGATCCGGCAGCCGATCCCAATGGCGGCGGTGACCCCAACGGTGGCGGCGGCCTCGCGGTCGGCGGTGCGGCCGCCGAGGGCAGCGATCCAGCCAACGGCAACGGCGATCCCAATGCCGGCGGTGGCGGCGGTGATGTCGCTGCGACCGTGCAGGCGGCGCTTGCCGGCAAGGTCGACGACGAAACGTTGGCGATCATCCTGAAGGCACTGAAACCCGCCGCTCCGCCGGACAACGGCAACGGCAACGGCAACAGCAACGGCGGCAGTGCCGACAACGGCGACGGCAACGACGACAAGAAACTGGACGGCGCCGCTGATGAGGATGGCGTGATCCCCAAGCCCGACACCGCCAGGAATGGAGATACCCCCGCGATGGACAAGACGCCGGTCACCAAGGTCGCGATGGACGCGGCCATTCAGAAAGCCGTCACCGATGCGATCAGCAAGACCACCGAACGATTGAACGCCCGCGACCTTGCGAAGACCTTCGTGCGGCCGTGGGTCGGTGACATCGCGGTGGCGATGGACAGCGCCACCGAGGTTTACAAGTTTGCGCTGGAGCAGATGGGCGAGGATGTCAAAGACATCCATCCGTCCGCCTACAAGGCGTTGCTCGGCAAAATCCCCAAGCCCGGTGAACCGCAACCGCGCAACGGCATGCCGCATCACGCGATGGATGCCAGTGGCAACAAGGATTACCTGGAGCGGTTCCCCAATGCCAACCGCTTGGTCAAGCACTAATAGCAGGAGGCATCGATGACGTTTCAAACCGCTATCAACATCACTCAGGCGCTGGCCGTCGATGGTCAGTTTGCGTCGACCAACCCGCGTCGCTCGCTGCTCTCGGTGGAGGGTGGCTTCAAGGCCGGTGCGGGCGGCGTGTTCATTGCCCAGTTCGCCTGGGTCGACGCGACCAACACACTGCTGTCGGGAACCGGGGCCGGGCTGCCGAGTGCGTTCATCGCTAACGTGCTGACCGGATTCAACGGCCTTATGTATGGTTCCGGCTCACCCGGTGGCGCGACGTTCTTCATCCCGTCCGGCTTCCCGGTCGGCAATGCGTTCACCAGCGGTGATTTCTGGGTGCGCAACAAAGGCGCGGGCGCGGTGGTGGTCGGCATGAAGGCGTTCGCCGGCAACACCAACAATGCAGGCACGCAATTCGCCGCCGCTGGCGCGACCATTGCCAACTTCACCGAGACCAAGTTCATCGCCGCCACCGCAGGCGGTCCCAATGAACTGATCAAGATGAGCAGTGGCCTGCTCGGCTGAGCACCGCGCGCGTCACCCCACCCACCGAGTAGGAGATACCGTCATGGTCCGCAGTCCCACTTTCGCTCGCGACGCCGCCCGCCTGGAGCGGGAATGGGGCATCGTCATGCCGTTCGCTATGGATTGGATGCCGCCCGATTTCCAACTGGCGGAAGACGCCCAGCCGGCCTTGATCAGCACCCCGAACGCCGGCATCCCGGCGTTCTTCACCCAGTTGGTCGATCCCGAGGTGGTGCGCATCCTGCAAGCCCCCAACAAGGGCAGCGAAATCCTCGGCGAGCAGAAGAAAGGGACGTGGGTCGATCAGACGATCTTCATCCCGGTGGTCGAGAATGTCGGTGAAGTCAGCAGCTATGGCGACTACAACACCGTCGGCCGTTCGGACGTCAACGAGAACTGGGAACAGCGGCAGGCGTATCTGTTCCAGACAATCATCGAATACGGTGATCTGGAGGTGGAGCGGGCCGGCGCCGCCAAGCTGGAACTCGTTTCCGAGAAACAACAGAGCGCCACCAAGACGCTCGATAAGTTCCTCGATCTGACCTATCACAACGGCATCTCGGGGCTGCTCAATTACGGCATCCTCAACGATCCGTCGTTGCCGGCGGCACTGACGCCCTCGACCAAGCAGGCCGGCGGCGTGAAGTGGGTCGCGGCCGGTGTGGTGAACGCGACGGCCGAGGAAATCTATGTGGATTTCCAGTCGCTGTTCAATCAACTGGCGACGGTGTCACAGGGCTACATCACCCAGGACACGCCGATGAAGCTGGTCTACCCAAACACCGTCGCTGGCGCGCTCACCGCGATCAACAGCTTCGGCATCACCATCCGCGCCTTTATCAAGGAGTCGTTCCCGAACATCGAATACGTGTCCGACCCGCGCTATGCGACGGTGTCCGGCAACGTCATCCAACTGATCGCCAGCGAGTTCGATGGCAAGAAAACCGGCTATTGCGGCTTCAACGAGAAGTCGCGTGACCACGCGCTGGTGCGCAGCCTGTCGAGCTACGCGCAGAAGAAAACCGGCGGCACCTGGGGCGCGATCATCCGCTATCCGCTGGCATTCTCGCAGATGCTGGGAGTGTAACGATGCCGGAGACCATGACCGTCGCCTGCAAAATCCCCACCGGCCTCGTGCTGCGGGTGTTCGTGCCGGAGAGTTTCGAGGTGCCGGTGATGGGTGGCGGCATGAAGACGGTGACGCGCTCACGCCCCACCGAATGGTCGCACAAGCTCAACGGCCCTGCCCGTAAGCTCGGGCAGGACCCCGCGCACCAGATCATCCACGGCGCCGGCCTCACGCATGGCGTTGACGCTGATCTGTTCGCGCTCTGGCTGGAGCAGAACAAGACCAGTGACTACGTGGTGAAGGGGCTGGTGTTCGGCCACGAGAAGCACGCCAGCGCCGTCGCCCAGGCGCAGGACCATCGCAGTGAACTGAGCGGGATGGAGCCGGTCGATCCGAAGAACCTGCCGGCCGAGTTCAAGCGCAAGATCGAGACTGCCGCCACCTGAAAAGGAAGCCCCATGTCCGGCACCGCACCTCCCTCCGTCATCGTCGCGTCGAAGCTGCCGATGGCGGTGCAAATCCGCAGCGACGATCGCCAGTCCACGTGCGTCATCGTCGGTGAACGCGATCCCGGCGCGGTCAACGGTTACGGCATCACCTATGATGTCGATCAGACGGTGCTGGAGGAATGGCTCGCATCCAACCCGGATATGGCCGCGTTCGTCAGGATCACCACCGAGGATGAGATCGCGCATCACGCCGATCCCATGAACACCCACGGCTATGAACTCGGGTTGGAGGCGGCTGCACCACCCGAGCCACCGTCGGCACCGCCGGTCAACCGCGATGTGCCGTATGCCGAACAACGTGGCAGCATTTTGAATTGCACGATGGGCAACTGGAACAACGTTCCTGACAGCTATGCCTATCAGTGGCAGATCGATGGTGATGATGTCGGAACCAACGCGGCAGATTACACCGTCACGCCCGGCGATGTCGGTAAGTCCGCCGTCTGTGTCGTGACCGCGACCAACGCGCTCGGCTCAACCGCCGCGCCACCGTCCAACAGCGTTACGATCGCATAATTGAAAGGGGCACCCCGATGGCACTCGTGATCGTTGCATCCACCCTGCCGATGGCGGTGCTCTGCACCAGCACACCGGTTCCTGGGTTTCACCCGGACTATTCCGTCGAGATCGTCGGCGAGCGTGATCCGACCGCGATCAGTGGCACCGGCATCACCTACGACGTCGATGACGCGGCGTTCGGCGAGTGGATCGCGCTCAACGTCGATCTGACACCGCATGTCCGCATCGTCACGCAGCAGGAGGTGGATGACTTGGCTGATCAATCGCAGCAATACGGCTTTGAACTGGGCCTGGAGACACCCCCAGAGGGCGGCGGCATGTTCGATGCCCTGTCGCTCGCGGAGACCCAGGCAGCGCTCCAGGCGGGCGCCCAGCGCCGCCGGCAGGCCGAGATGGCACTGCGCCAAGCCGAGCAGATGCGCAAAGAGGCCGAGATCATGGCCGAGGCAGCCGCCGCCGACCGCGATGTCGCCGAGACGTTCCAGCGCGACGCGATGGCGGCACTCGCCGCCAAGGAAGCGGCGACATCACCGCCGCCACCATCACCGCCCGCGCCGCAACGGCAGTCATGAGCGTCACGGTCACGCCGGACCCGCACGTCGTCATCTTCGACTATCAGCACTGGATGCAGCGCTACCCTGAGTTCGGCGCCGTCACCCAGCCGCGCGCCCAGGGGTTCTTCGACGACGCGTGCGTGTTCTGCGACAACACCGCAGGCTCCCCGGTGCCGTATGATTCGACGCAGACGCCGACCGGGCCGCGCGCCACCTATCTCGACATGCTGACCGCGCACATCGCGGCACTGAACGGCGGCCTCGATCCGTGCGGGCAGGTGGCGGCAGGGCAGGGGGCCGGTGTGGTCGGGCGTATCCAGTCCGCCTCGGAAGGCTCGGTCTCGGTCAGCTTCGGCGACATGGGATCGGGCGACGGGCCGAATGCCGCGTGGTATTATCAGACCCGCTACGGCGCGATGTATTGGGTGGCGACGGCGCAGTATCGCACCTTCCGCTACTTCCTCGGGCCGCAGCCGTTCCCCGAGGTGTATCTACCGCTGTATGGCGGCGGTCTGATACCGCCGCTGGTGCCGACGCCGTGGCGGCGCTGACCCGGACCAACCCCGCCGCACTCGAGGATTTGGCCAAGCAGTTCGACGAACCACGCACGCTGAAGGTAGGGTTCCTGAAGGGTGCCACCTATCCCGAGACCGGCATTCCGGTCGGGCAGGTGGCGGCGTGGAATGAGTTCGGCGTCTACCGCACGATGGGCGAAGGCGAGCATGGCCCGGTGGCGTGGCGCCAACCGCCGCGTCCGTTCTTCCGCATCATGATCGCGGCGCAGTCGGCCAAGTGGCCGGCGATGGCGGCGGCACTGCTGAAGGCCAACAACGACGTCGATGCCACGCTCGACGTGCTCGGGCAGGAAATCCAGGGCCGTATCAAGGAGTCGATCAACGCGCTGATGGCACCGCCGCTGGCGCAGGCGACGATCGACAAAAAGGGCTTCGACAAACCGCTGATCGAGCACGCGATCATGCTCAACGCGGTATCATTTGAGGTGGTCAGGGGATGAACCTGCACGGCATGGTCGCGGGCGCGATCGGTATCGTCAATCCGTTCATCCAGGTGGAAATCCTGCGCTCCACCGGCTACGACACCGCGCCCGACGGCTCGCGCACGCCAAATTTCGATCGGCTTAGCGGCCCGGCGCAGGTGCAGGATTTGTCGACCGACGATCTCAAGCTGCTCGCCGACGCCGGCATCAACATCCAGGGCATCCGCAAAAACGTCTACCTCAACGGCAGTTGGGCCGGGGTCGTGCGTGCCGAGCAGACCGGTGGCGACATCTTCAACTTCAATGGCGCGCACTGGCTGGTGACGATGGTGCCCGAGGCGTGGCCCGACTGGTGCAAGGTCATCGTCACCATGCAATCGCCGAAACCGGCTTCGGCGTTCCTCGGTGCGCCGCCCGCACCCGGGCATCACGCGCCGCCTCTCATCGAAGGAACCAAGTCATGAGCGATTCACCCGCGCCCACGCCCGACGTCGCAGACGACACCAAGGTGCCGTCGGACACCCAACAGAAACTGCGCACTTACTGGCAGACCTTCGGCCCCAACCGGGGCGTCATCACCACACTGACTGTGTGGGATGACGGCGGCACCGTGTGGGATGACGGCGCGACCATCTGGCCCTACTAATAACGGCGGAGAAACAAGTCATGGCCTCCAATATCGACATCACCAAGCCCTCCACCACGGAAGCCTACACCCAGGACGTGCGCGACAATTTCGCCACCGCTGCGGCGGAGATCGGCGCCTTGCAGGACGCCGCTATGGGACCGGCAACCACCGGGCAGATCGTGCTCGGCACACCGCCGGCCTCGGCGGTGATCTCGGTCGGTTCCGGCGCGCCGGGCGGTGCCACGCCCGGGTTCGACCAGAACGGCTCGCTGTATATCGACAGCGCCGGTCAGCCGGGCACGGTGATCTATGTCTCGGCCGGCGACAGCACCTGGACGCCGCTCGGCTGATGCCCATTCGCGAGGATCGTGTGGGCGTGATCGATACCAGGGAAGCGATCGTCTTCCCTGATCTCAAGATCGACTGGCCGGCAGTCGAGACGGCGGCCAAGGTCGAGACCAAGGTCGCGGTCGAGACCAGCGCCAAGATCGAGTTGCTGCCGGTCCCGTTCATTGCACGGGATGAACCGGCGGTGACGCCGCCGCCACCAGAACTCATCGCGGCGGAGGAGGACACCTATGTGCCACCGCAGATCGAGCAGCGGCTGATCTATCACTGGCTGCGCAACGGCGGCGAGTCCTCGATCGTCGCCGCCGCACCGCCACCGCCGGAGGATGCCAACGTCACGCCGTTCCGCGCGCGCGGCGAGGGCGATGGCGTGCATCGCTGCATCCGACTGCACAACTGAGGGGGCCGCGATGCCGCTCACCGACAAAGGCGCTGAAATAAAGGGCGCAATGACCGACCAATACGGCGAGAAAAAAGGCGAGCAGGTGTTCTACGCGTCCAAGAACAAGGGCACCATCACGGGCGTCGACAGTGCCGCCTCACGGCCGCTCTACGGTGCCAAGCGTGGCCGTGACATCTTCTATGGCGCCCGCGATCAACAGCCCGGGCTGGTGACCGAACCGAATGCCGGGTTCCCCGCCGGCATCCTCTACGAAGACGACGACGACGACTGATCCATGCCCGCACTGGTCAACCTCGGCGACACCCAGGCACTCGCCGTGGTGCGCGCGGTGCTGCTTGAATTGCTGCCCGCCGGGATCGAGGTGATCCGCGCGTTCGGCAACAAGGTGCCCGAACCGATCGGCGATGACTTCTGTGTCGTGACACCGCTGCGGCGCGAGCGGCTGGCCACCAACCGCGACACCGATCTCGATCTCAAGGTGATCGGCGCGATCACCGATGACACCATGCAGGTGCAGCAACCCGCCATCACCTTGCTGCCGGGCTATACGCTGTATGGCCCTCACGTGGTGCGTGGCAGCGTCATCACCGCCGCCGGGTCTGTCGCCAACAGCTACACCGTGACGCCGCCGCAGATGGTTCCGGCGGGCAGCACGATCTATGTCGGCCGCCACGTCATGCTGCAACCGGCGGACCTTGTCTATCAATGCGATGTGCATGGTCCCAATTCGAGCATGAACGCCGCCGCGATCCACACCACGTGGCGCGACGACGCGGGCTATCAGATGGTCAAGGCGGTGTCGGGGCCGCTGGAGATGGCCCCGCTCTATGCCGACGATCCGCGCATGGTGCCGTTCCAGAATGCCGAGTCGCAGTGGGAGGATCGCTGGATCGTCGATCTGCACCTGCAAGCCAACATCATCGTCACGCTCGGTCAGGAGTTCGCCGATGACGTGGTGATCGGTCTCTATCCGGTCGATCTGATCCTGATCCCCAGCATCACACCGCACTGACCCCGCGCGCGTCGCGCCCGACGCATCCCTGACTTCATTGGAGGAGGCCCGCGATGAGCGGTTCAGCGATTCCCGCATCCCAAATCGTGTCTGTGCTGCCGAGCGTCCTCAATGCCGGCGGCGTCGGCATCGATCTGCTCGGTCTGTTGATCACCACCGATAATCATACCCCGGTGGGCGAGGTGTATTCGTTCCCCGACCTGATCTCGGTGCAGCGGTTCTATGGCCCGACGTCCTACATGGCGATGCTGGCCGGCACCTATTTCCTCGCCGACACCAACGCCACCAAGCGGCCGGGCGCGTTGCTGGTCTCCACCTACGGCAATTCGTGGCTGCCGGCCTGGGTGATGAGCGCGCCCAATCAGGGCCTCACGCTCGATCAGATCAGGGCGATCGATCCGGCCAGCCAAATCTCACTGAATATCGGTGGCGGCGCGAACGTGACCAGCGCACCTATTTCGATGGCCGATGTCGGCTCTTATTCCGAGGCCGCGATGCGGCTCGGTGCGGCGATCCATCGAACCGTCGGCGTCTTTCCCGATCCGCGCACCTTCACACCGGTGGCCGGCGTGCTGGCGACCTGCTCCGGCACCACGCTCAATATCACCACCAACAACATCCCTATCGGCGTGCCCGCCATCACCACGCAACAGACCATCGGCGCAGGTGATGTCATCCAAGGCACCGGCTTTGCGATGGATACCTACATCGTGCGCAAGATCAGCGGCACCGGTATCACCGGCGTCTTTGAGATCAACAAGCCGCACACCCAAGGCTCACCGCAAAACCTTCAGATATTCCGCAACCCGTGCACCTGGGACGCGCAAAGCTGGCAGTTCAAGATCGCCGCCGCGCCAGGGGTCTACAAAAACCCGGCGATCTCGACCATCAGCGCGATCACCTCGCTGAAGGGTAATGCCGCGACCGTGTTGCGACTGACCCCGGCACTCGGCGCCACCATCCAGCCGTTGGGCATGAGCAATGTCCCCGGCCTGGGCGTCCCGTTCGTAACGCCGGCCGGCTGGTTGGACCTCATCGTCCGCAAAACTCAGAACTGGGCGTGCTTCGCCACCGCATTCGAACCCGACGCAATCAACCCCGCCACCGGTCTCCGCAACAATGCTGTCAAGCAACAATTCGCTGCTTGGACTAACGCGCAGCAGAACAATTATATGTATGTGTGCTGGGACAACGACGCCACCGCCGCCGGCCCGGCATCGGGTGGCTCCGGCAGCCTCGCCCGCATCCTCGACACCGCGCTCACCTCCGGCACCGCGCCGATCTATTCACCGCTGCTCGCGGCCGACGGCGTCACCTCCGGCGTCACCACCGGGCGCAATCTGGCGATGTTCATGATGGGCGTGGTCGCGGCGATCGACTTCAACCGGTTGAACGGCCGCAAGACGCTGGCCTTCCGAGGCGCCACCGGCATCACCCCTGACATCACCGACGGTGGCATCGCGAAAAACCTGGAGGCCAACAAATACAACTACTATGGCATCTGGACGACGGCGAACGATCTGTTCCGCTTCCTGTATCCCGGCGTCGTCTCCGGTCCCTACAAGTGGATCGACAGCTACATCAATCAGATTTGGATGAACAACGGCTTCCAACTGGCGCTGATGGAGTTGCTCACCACGGTCGGCTCGATCCCCTACAATCAGGTCGGCTACACGATGATCAAGGCGGCCTGCCAGGACGTGATCAATCGCGCGCTCAACTTCGGTGCGATCCGCACCGGGGTGACGCTGTCACAAGCGCAGATCAACGAAGTCAACAACATGGCCGGTGTGGCGATCGACGGCATCCTCAATTCGCAGGGCTACTACCTGCAAGTGTCGGATGCCGATCCGCAGGTGCGCGCCAATCGCGGCACCCCGCCGTGCACGTTCTGGTATATGGACGTCGGCTCCGTCCAGCGCATCACGCTCGCCTCGGTGATGGTCCAGTAAGCACCCCGCAAGCGCAACGGATAGGAGGTTTCAGTGGCAACCATCACTGCCGCGAATGCGGTGTTCATGATCAGCGTGACCAATCTGTTCCCGGCACCCTTGCAGTTGCAGGGGTTCGCCGCCGACGACGTGTTCAGCCACGCGCTGGTGGCACCGGTCGAGACGCTGATGGGGGTCGATGGTATCCTCTCCGGCGGTTGGACACCGCAGCCCAAGGTGCAGACCATCGCATTGCAAGCCGACAGCCCGTCGAACCTGATCTTCGACACGTGGTATAACGCCCAGGAACAGCAGCGGGAGGCATACATCGCCAATGCCCACATCACGCTCCAGTCGATCGGTCGCGGGTTCTATTGCGTGCAGGGGTTCCTAACCAACTATCCGCCGATGGCTGATGCGCGGCGCATCCTGCAACCGCGCCGCTTCACCATCACGTGGCAGTCGATCAACGGCGCGCCGCTGTAATGGCACGACGCCGCGATCGGGTGGTGATCGAACGCGAAGGCCGCGACCACGGCAAGGTGTTCTGGATCACCGAGATGGCGGCAGCCGACGCGGAGTTCTGGGCCGGACGATTGCTCACCATGCTGGCCGCCGGCAATGCCAACGTGCCGAACGGGTTCTTCAACATGGGCTTCGAAGGCGCCGCTGCCTGGATCGCGGTGCACGGCATCGGCGGCATCGACTGGAAGGTCTGCAAGCCGCTGATGGATGAGATGCTGGCGTGCGTGTCGTTCCAGCCCGATCCGTCGCGCAACCTGACACGGCAACTGGTCGCCGAGGATATCGAGGAGATCACCACGCTGATGGCACTCAGGGAGGCGTGGTTCGACACCCACCTGGGTTTTTCTATACGCGCGCGATATTGGAACTCGACGACGGGACCGTCGGGGACGAACAACCAGAATGGGCCGAATATCGCAACGTTCCCAGCAGCATCGGCGCGGTGATCTCGGCGCGACAGGCGACGCTGCGCGAACTCAGCACGGTCTATGGGGTGGCTGATCTTTACCGGTTGGTGGAGATCATCCGGGTCGATACCTTCAACCAGCGCCTCGCCAACAAATGGGCGTCTCGCGAGGAGACGTGAATGTCTGAGTCAGACGGCTATCTCGGGTTCCGTGGCACCAGCGATTTTGGGTCAGAGACCAACGCGATGCACTCGCTGGTCAAGGCGGTGTTGTCGGAAGTCGCGACCTCGGCGGTGGTCCGCGTGGTCGGCGCGCGCAGCAACGGCGAGGTGGCGCCGCCCGGCACGATCGATGTCGAGTTGCTGGTGCACCAGATCGACGGCGCCGCCAACACCTATCCGCATGGGCCGATCTATAACGTGCCCTACCACCGCCACCAGAACGGCCTCAACGGCATCATCATGGACCCCAAGGCCGGCGACGTCGGCGTGATCGTCTGCGCCTCGCGCGACATCTCGGCGGTGAAGGCCAACAAGGGCGACGCCTCGGCGCCGGGATCGTTCCGCCGCCACGATCTGGCGGATGCGCTCTATGTCGGCACGGTGATCGCCAAGGGGGCGCCCGGCCAGTATATGCAGTTCACCGACGATGGCCTGACGCTGGTCTCGCCCGGCACCATCACGATCCGCGCGCCCGCGATCGTATTCGAGGGCGACGTGACCTGGGTGGGCAATCAGGCTGGTGGGCGCGGCACCATGACGATCAACATGGACATCGCGCAGACCGGCACCATCACGTCGAACAGCAAGCATATCGACAGCAGCCACGTCCACGGCAACGTGCTGCCGGGCGGTGCCTCTACCAGTCCACCGGTCAACTAATGAGCGGCTCGACCGTCACGCTGCCGGAGGTGACGGTCACCGCCCCGCGCCTGCCGCCCGATCCACCGGTCACCAAGCCTGCCACCACGGTGACCGGCGCACCCGCGCCCTACATCAAGCGCAAGCTCGACGTGACCATCACGCTCGGCACCGGCAATTTCGGCGAGCAGGGCAAGAACACCGTGACACTGCGCGGGCGTCGCGTTTCGGTCACCGTGCAGCAGACCGCCGGCAATCAACCGAAGACCCTGTCGTGCCGCGTCTTCGGCATGAAGTTCGACCTGATGCAGAAACTCTCGACGCTCGGTCTGCTGTATGGCGCGCAGCGCCGTAACGGCGTCAGGATCGATGCCGGCAACGATGTCGACGGCATGCAGATGGTGTTCGAAGGCACCCTCCAGGATGCCTACCTCGACGGCGAAAGCCAGCCCCAGGTGGCATTCCAGATCACCGCGTTCGAAAGCTTCATCCACCAGATCAAGCCGGCGCCGCCGATCAGCCAAGCCGGCTCGGTCGATGTGGCGACCGTGATGAAGACGCTGGCCAGCCAGATGGGCGTGACATTTGAGAACAACGGCGTCACCGCCAAGCTGCGCGATATCTATTACCCCGGCACCGCGCTGCAACAGATGCGGCGGATCGCCGAGCACGCCGGCATCAGCGCGATCGTCGAGGATGGCGTGCTGGCGATCTGGCCACGCGGGCAAGGTCGTAACATCAGCAACATCCCGCTGATCACGCCACTGTCGGGCATGAAGACTTATCCGCAGTTCAACAGCATGGGGTATCTGATCACCTGCGCGTTCCGGCCGTTGAAATTCAATCAGCAGGTGAAGGTGCAAAGCAGCCTGTGGAATAACGACTCGCGACCGATGTTTGTGTCCGGCATCACCCATACGCTGGAGAGCGAGATGCCGAATGGTCCGTGGTTCACGACGTTTCTCGGCACCGTGCGGGCGCGAGGGCCGGGCTGATGCCCACCATTATTGACGAACTGACGATGACGCTATCCTTGGACCCGGGTGGGTTCAAGGACGGTGCCACCGAGGCGAAGGAAGCCGGCGACAATCTGCTGACCCAGATACTCGCCACGTTGCAGAAGATCGAGCAGGCGACGACGGCGAGCGGCCAGCGCACCGCCGCGCAGGAAGCCCAGACCGACGCCGAGCGCGAGGCGCGCCAGAAAGAGACCGCCGCACGCCGCGAGGAGCGGGAGAAGCGCGACGCCGCACGCACGGCCGAGAATGCCAAAAGGACCGGCGGTGTCACCACCGCGCTCGGCCGCGACATGGAGGACGCGTTCGGTAAGGTCGGCAACGTCATCAAAGGCGTCACCTCACAGTTCCTCGGTCTGTTCGGCGTCATCCTGAGCGTGCGCGCGATGGAGAAGCTGTTCACCGACGTCACCAAGGCGAACACCGCGACCGGCTACCTGTCGCAAACCCTCGGCGAGGGCGTGCAAGACCTGACCGAGTTCCAGAAGGTCGCCGAACGGCTCGGCGGCTCGGCGGAAGGTGTCGCCAGCGGCATCGACTCGATGCAGCAGGCGCTGTCGCGGGTGAAGAACATCGGCCCCGATCCGATCGTGCCGATCCTGCGCGAACGGCTCGGCATCGATGTGCAAAAGGACGACGGCACCACCAAAGACCTGATCACCGAACTCATTCCGGAGATGCACAAGGAAATCCAGCGGCAACTGAAGGCCGGCACGCTGACCGGGCCGGACGTGAAGCTGCTGATGGGATCGATCGGCGCGCCGCAACTGGCGCCGGTCATGATGCAGTCCGATGAGGAGTTTGAGAAACAGCAGACCCGCGTCCGTTCGATCGGCACCGTCACCGAGGAGGAGACCAAGCGCTCGCGCGAGATGGCGAACGCGCTGCAAAACGTCAACGATCTGTTCCGTCGCATGGGCGAGATCGTCACCTTCAACGTCACCCCCGGCATCAAAGACGCGACCGAGGGAATGTTCGATTGGATACAGGCCAACCGCGAGTGGATCACCCAGGACATCTCGGCGGCGATCAATACGCTGTCGGGCGCGGTCAAGATGGTCGGCGACGATCTCAAGAAAGCATTCAATTCCGAAACCGGCAAGCAACTGCGCAGCGAGATCGGTGCGGTCACCGCCGAGATGAACAAGCTCGCCGAAGCGTCCGGCGGCTGGACCCGGGTGCTGGCGAACGGGATCGAGTGGCTGATCACCTACAAGCTGGCGCGGTTCATCTATTCGCTGCGCGCGGTGCAGGCGCTGGTGGCGGCGATCGGGCTGGGCAGCGCACCGGGCCTCGCGGTCGGCGCGCTCGGTCTGGCGATGTATGAAGTCGAGAAAGCCAAGAGCCGTCAGCAAGTCATGGAGGAACTCGGCTACAAGGTCACGATGGTCGATCCAAACGTCGGTAATCGCGCCACGCAATACATGAAGGATGGCAAGTATTACACCCTGGATGATGAAAAAAAGATCGTCGACGCGCACCTCGCGGAACTGAAGAAAGTCGCCGACGCCGAGGCCGAGGCGGCCAAGCGGCTGGAGGAGGCCAACGCCAAGGCGGCGAAGGCCGGTGGCGGCGGTGGTGGTGCCGGTGCTGGCGCAGGCGGCGGTGGTGCCGGCGGTGGCCCCAGCTTCGCGCCGCCCGCCAAGATCGATGTGTCGGCCGACACCCTACAGACCGGCGCCACCATCCGCGACCGCGCCGCCGCCGATCTCAACATCCCGCCGGAAGCCTCCAGCGGTCTGGTCGGCAACCTGTTGCAGGAGTCCGGGCTGGAGGCGGGGATCGAGGAGCGCGGTGGCGGCGGTGGTCTCGGCATCGCGCAGTGGACGGCGGATCGCCGCGATCGGTTCGAAGCCTATCTGCGCAAGCACAACCTGCCGGCCTCCAGCATGGAGGGCAATTACGGCTTCCTGATCGAGGAACTGAAAGGCCCGCAATACGCCGGGTTGCTGGAAGACCTACGCAATCTCAAGGGCACCCGCGAGGAACGGCGGCAGCAGGCGACCATGCTGATCCGCAAGAAATTCGAGGCGCCGGCCGAGTGGGCAGCCAACGACGAAGCGCGGCAGGCGTATGCCGCCAAGGTCGACGCGATCCCTTCAAAGACGACGGCACCGACGCCGCAGCCGACAGCCGCCACCGACACGACACCCAGCCCGGCGCCGGCCACGTCCGCTGCGCCAAAATGGAACTACGGCTACGATGAGAAGCCGCCGCCGGCCGCGCCGCCGCGACCGCCCGCTCTGCCGGAGGGCGTCAAGCCCGGCGCATGGCGCACCGGCTACGGCCGCGATGAGGCGGTGCCGGCTGACGCCACCGCCGCCAAGCCCGGCACCACGCCCGCGCTGCCGCCCGTGCCGCCAGCGCCAGCCGCGCCGCCCCGGGTCGAACTGCCGGCGCTGTCGATGAGCGGCGCGTCGATGGGCGCGCAGCGCTCGCTGATCGCGTCGAGCACCAGCATCGATCACTCGCGCTCCTCGGAAACCCATGTCGGCGAGGTGCATGTGCATACCCAGGCCACCGACGCACCCGGCATCGCGCGCGATCTCAAGCGGGAACTGCGGCGCTACGATTACGCCACCTCATCCGACATCGGACTGGCCTGATGCCGCTCGCCACCATCACCATGCCGGCGTTCCCCGCCGTGCTGCAATTCCCCGGCGTGCCGGCGCTCACGGGCGGCTTCGGCGCCTCGATCGGTCTCGGCTCGGGCGGGGTCTCGGTTGGCATCTCGGCGGGCGCCACAACGGGGCTGGGCAGCCTCGCCGGCAATCTGGCGGGGACTGTCTCGATCGGTCCCGGCGGCCTCTCAGCCAGCCTCTCCGGCTCGCTGTCGGGCGGTCTGTCGCCGTTCGGCCTGTCGCTCGCGTCATCGCTGCCGCCGCTGCTCACCGCCGATCAGCCGGGCGGCATGTTCCAGGGACCGACCTGGGGGATTTACGACAAAGACGGCCAGTCGATCGCGCCGTGGGAAACCGTGGTGAAGGTGGACTACCGGCACGAGTTCCGCATCGCCGACTTCCCGATCGAGGGCGGTGGCTTCGCCAGCTACAACAAGGTGCAGATACCTTACGACATCCGGATCAGCTTCGCGGTCGGCAGCCGGGGCGGCCCGCCGCAGCGCACCCAGTTGCTGGCCTCGCTGGAGGCGGCGGTGGCGTCGCTCGACTTCTACACCGTGGTCACCCCGGAGGCGACTTATCCGCGCGCCAACCTGACCCACATGGAGTATTCGCGCGAAAGCCGGCGCGGCGTGAACCTGCTGTTGGTCGAGGTGTTCGTGTCCGAAGTGCGGGTCG